CAAAAATAGAAGATGGAATTGTCACACAAGTAATTGTGGCTGATGGTCCTGACTGGTGCGAAGACAATCTTGGTGGCGAGTGGATTCAAACTTCCTACAATATGCAAGGTGGCGTTCACTCACGCGGCAAGAGACCAATAAATAAGAACTATGCAGGAATTGGTTACACTTTTGACGGTGTTGGATTTGCTGCACCTCAGCCTTATCCCTCTTGGCTAATGGACTCAGAGACTTATCTTTGGAACGCACCTGTTCCTATGCCGACAGATGGCGCAAGGTATTCTTGGGATGAAGAAACCCTCGCTTGGGTTGTAATAACAATCTAACAATCATAATCGGGGGATAAATGAGATTTCATGTAGTCAGCCTGCCACACACACAAGTTACAAAAGACTTTTCCAGTTGCGCATTTACTGAAAAGGTGCGCCGTTTTTGCATCATGATGACAAACCTTGGCCACGAAGTCGTGCTCTACGCTGGCGAGCAAAATGAAGCACCAGTAACTGAGCACGTGATTTGCATCAGCGAAGACCTTAGAGCTGCAGCAGTTGGCAACAAACACTACACAACAGCGTCGTTTGATACTGGCTTGCCGCACTGGCAGGTCTTCAACGCCGAGGTTATCAACCGCATGCGAGATCGTATACAGCCCAAGGACTTTATCTGCTTAATCGGTGGGTGTGCACACAAGCCGATCGCCGATGCTTTTCCAAATCACACCACGGTGGAGTTTGGTATCGGCTACGGCGGCACATTTGCCAAGTACCGAGTCTTTGAGTCTTACGCGTGGATGCACTCAATCTACGCAGCGCACAAAAACCCCACTGTGGTCGATGGCGGCTTTTTTGACGCCGTGATTCCTGGGTACCTAGAGCCCGAGATGTTCCCAAAGGGCGACGGTAACGGCGACTACTACTTTTTTATCGGCCGCATTATCGACCGAAAAGGCTACAACATCGCGCAAGAAGTCTGCGAAAGGCTCGGCAAGCGTTTGATTCTTGCTGGCCCAGGTAAAGGCTCAGGGTACGGCGAGTTTATCGGCAGCGTTGGACCAGAGGAGCGAGCTCGGCTGATGGGCGGCGCGATCGCGCTGTTTGCACCGACGCTTTACATCGAACCTTTTGGCAATATCGTGGTTGAAGCACAAACGTGCGGCACTCCCACTATCACCACCGACTGGGGCGCGTTTACCGAGACCAACATCAACGGCTTTACTGGCTACAGGTGCCACACTCTTGCCGACTTTATGAAAGCAGCAGAGGACGTTAAGACGCTTGACCGTGCAGCGATTCGCAAACATGCAATCAAGCACTACTCGCTTGATGCAGTTGCGTTACAGTACGAGACTTACTTTGAACGGCTGCTTACCCTCTGGGACGACGGCTGGTACCACCTCGAGACAGAAAAGGCGACTAAATGAGTCTATCCAAGAGACTACGTACGGCAAGCGAGCAGCGAGCTCAAAACCAGTTCGTGGAACCGCTTGTGCCAGGTCGTCCTGCTTACTCGTCTCCAGCTGGTGTCGATGTAAACGCCGACACGGCCGTGCGCATGTCCACCGTCTACGCGTGTGTGCGCCTCTTGGGTGATACAATTAGCTCGTTGCCCCTTTCTGCTTACGTGCGGCGCGGGCGCAATCGGATTTCGTATTCATCGGTTTATGGGGACCAGCCAGAGTGGGTAAACAAACCGAATCCAGAATCTACTCGTTTAGAGTTTTACGAGCAGGTCATCGCGTCACTAAATCTACACGGCAACGCCTTTATTTTGACAGTCCGCGACGATATGGGCGACGTGATCGAGCTGTATTGCATCAATCCCCACAACGTGCGCATTCGCCGTCCGAGTTCGATGGACGAAGTCGTCTACGAGGTTACAATCGGCACCAACAGCCAAAACAGCCTCTACGACGGTCTGCAGTCATCAGAGGCGGCAACTAAAACGATGATCTTGTCAAAGCGCGACATGCTTCACATTCCGCTTTTTAGGCTTCCTGGCCAGCTGTTGGGCCTGGGTCCGATCGGCGCAGCCCGAGTCACTTTGGGCTCTGCGATGGCGGCCGAGGTCTACGCCGCGAGTTATTTTGGCAACGCAGCCAATCCAGGCGGCGTTATCGAATCGCCAGGCGAAATGACCGAGGAGCAGATCACAGATATCGCACGAAACTGGAATCTTTCGCACACTGGCCCGTACCGCGCTGGCAAGCTTGGCATTTTGACGGGTGGGGCTTCATTCAAGCCGCTCACTCTTAACGCCGCCGACGCGCAGCTTCTCGAAGTTCGCCGTTTTGGTGTTGAAGAAATCGCTCGCCTGTTTCGTGTTCCGATCTCGTTACTGGGTCACCCAGTCGCAGGCGCTATGAGCTTTGCATCAGTTGAAGCCCAGAACCTCTCATTCGTTCAGCACTCGCTTCGTCCGCTCCTTGAGCGCCTTGAGCAAGCGCTTTCGCCGCTGCTCCCAGAGACTGACGGCTTTATTAAGTTTAATCTGGACGCCCTGCTCCGCGGTACAACACTCGAGCGTTATGAGGCCTACACCAAGGGGCTAAACGAAGGCTTTTTGTCAGTCAACGACGTTCATTCGTCGGAAGACATGTCACCAGTCGCAGATGGCGACCAATACAGAGTTCCGCTGCAAAACATCGACTTGTCAGATGCAAAAGACGTCGGTATGAAGCTGCGAACAGAGATCGCCACCAACCTAATCCAAGTCGGGTTTGAGCCAAAGGCGGTGCTTGACGCCGTGGGCTTGCCGCCAATGGGTCACACTGGTGTTCCAACGGGTCAGTTGCAGCAAGTCTCAACGATTGACCCAGCCAATCCAGCATCGGTTTACGAGGTAAATTAGTGCTAATCGCTGAAGCAGACCCAAGGAGAATCATGAAAGAGATTGAACGTCGCACATTTACAGTGCGCAGCATCGAAACACGTGAAGCAGATGACGGCGTAATGCGCCTATCGGGCTACGCTGCAGTCTTTAACGACGCGAGTGTGCCGCTGCCATTTACCGAGTTCATCGCCCCTGGCGCTTTTCGCAAAACACTAAGCGAGACTCCAGACGTGCGACTTCTTATCAACCACGAGGGCTTGCCCCTTGCAAGAACCAAAAACGACACACTTAGGCTCACCGAAGACGAGATCGGCTTGCGCTTTGATGCAGAGCTGCCCGACACCTCTGAAGCTCGTGACCTTTGGACTTTAATTCAGCGCGGCGACGTCGATCAAATGAGCTTTGCATTTCGTGTTATTCGCCAGAAGTATAACTCAGATCGCACAGTGCGTACTCTAACCGAGGTTTCACTGGCCGACGGCGATGTTTCAGTCGTTACATACCCAGCTTACCCGACTACGACAGTCGAAGCGCGTGAGCACTTGCAGAGCGCGATTCAGGCAGTTAAAGAAGGGCGCGAGATCTCAGGAGAGTCGCTTATGGTCTTGGAGGGCGTGTTTGAGGACTTGTCTGAAGGACACGATTACATCATGAAGGCTGTTGAGATGATGGCCGCATTGATGACCGCACAAGAAGCGCCAGTTGAAGTCCTACCAGAGGACGCGATGCCAGAAGACGTGGTGCCAGTTGCTGGTCGTTCGATCTCGCTTCGCCTTGCTCGCGCACTCATCAACAACACTAACTAATATTCTGCTGGCAGATCGCCACCAGATACCGAAGTCGGAGCGAGACTCACACCCCAAAAGCGCCGTGAGCACAATCGCCACCACCTCAAATCCAAACTCATAAGGAGCCCATACAATGTCATTCCTTGACAAAGTAATCGAGCGCCGTGATGCAGTAAAGGCCGAAATGGACGCAGTTCTCGAAGCAGTAGCAGAAGAGAACCGTACCGACCTTACTGTAGAGGAGACCGAGAAGGTTGACGCTCTTGTAGAAGAGTCACGTTCACTCGATACAAAAATCGAAAAACTACGCACACAAGCAGAAGCAGACGCAAAAGCTGCAGAAGCACGTGCCGCAGTTGCACCAGTGGCAACACCAGCATCAGTCGGTGGCGCTCGCGTCGTCTCTGAAGCACGCACATACACAGCAGAGTCTGGCAATTCGTTCGTACAGGACGCATTCAACTCACAGATTCGCAACGATTTCGCAGCATCTGAGCGCTTAGCTCGTCACATGAGAGAAGAATCAATCGAGCGTCGCGACGTTGGTACTTCAAACTTCGTGGGTCTTGTGGTACCGCAGTACCTCACAGAGTTAGCTGCTCCTTTGGCCCGCGCAGGACGCCCAACGGCTGACTTCGCAACCAACAAGATGAGCCTGCCCCCAACTGGCATGACCATCGAAATCTCCAGAATGACCACTGGCACCTCAACAGCAGTCCAAGAGACACAAAACACTCAGGTTTCTGAGACTGATGCCGATGATACGCTGCTCACTATCAACGTGAGAACAATCGCTGGACAGCAAGATCTCTCACGCCAGGCGATCGAACGTGGAACAGGCATCGACTCTTTCGTCGTTGCAGACCTCATTCGCTCATGGCACACAACGCTGGACGCGCAGGTTCTTAATGGAACAGGCTCGAACGGCCAAATGAAGGGCATCCGCCAGTCTGGTGGAAACGCTGTCACATTTACAGCGACAACACCAACAGTCGCTCTTCTCTATCCAAAGCTAGCTGATGCGTTGCAGCAAGTACAAAGCAACGTCTTCACAACACCAACACACTGGATTATGCACCCACGCCGTCTTGCATTCTTGCTCGCAGGCGTTGACAGTGCAAACCGTCCACTTGTAGTTCCAACTGCAGGCGGCCCAATGAACACCGTAGCATCTGGCGCTGGAGTTGCACAATACGCAAACTCTGGCTACTCGCTGCTTGGTCTCCCAATCATCACAGATGCAAACGTTGGCACAACCTACGGCGCAGCAACAAACCAAGACGAAGTCTACTTGGTTGATGCTCGCGAAATGCACCTCTGGGAACAACCAGGCTCACCGTTCTCACTTCGCTTTGATGCAACATCTCCAGGCAGCTTAACAATCAAGACTGTCGTTTACGGATTTAGCGCATTTACAGCAGAGCGTTACTCAGCAGCAGCTTCCATCATTTCTGGAACTGGTCTAGTAGCACCTTCTTTCTAATCTGAAAGAACTTAGTACAAGTGCAGGGCAAGTGAGACTCCCCCGACTCATTTGCCCTGCACCTCTCGGGGGAGACATATGAAGTCTGGACACAAAGTATCAATCGGAGTCTGCGACCCAGGCACCGTAAACGGCGATTTTGCTTTCAGCCTTATACAACTCGCACAGTCTAGGGGTGCAAGGCTTGGGCCGTTTGTTCGAGTCAAAGGCAACGGATTACTCAGCAAGTTGCGCAATAGGGTCGTTAAATCTTTTTTAGACAACACAGATTCGGACTGGCTGCTGCTGGTCGACTCAGACGAGCGACTAACCACGACCGCTTTTGATTTACTTATCAACACGGCGCACGACAAAGAGCGCCCAGTTGTTGCGGGCTTGGTTTTTGCAGCCTTTAAATCCAGCGGCGAGATTTACCCAAAACCAGTCCCAGCGATCTTTCAAGATGCACCCGAGGGTTTTTTACCGCTATTTAACTACGACCGCAACGCGATCTTTGAGATCGACGCTTGTGGGACTGGGTGCGTACTCATTCACAGAAGCGTGCTCAAAAAGATGCGCGAGGTGGCAGACCCACACCAAGGCACCGACTGGTGTTGGTTTTGGGATGGTCCACTAAATGGCGAGTGGATAAGCGAAGATTTGCTTTTTAGTCGTCGAGTGCGCCAGCTCGGATTTCCGATTTTTGTAAACACCGCGGCTGTACTGCCGCACCAAAAGAGTTACTGGCTCGAAGAAAGTCACCACATCGCTTGGCAACTCAACGAGAACAGATAGAGAAAAGGAAAAAACGTGGCTCTAACTAACGCCTACTGCACTTTGTCAGATCTTAAGACGAGCCTCGCAATCGAAGACATCGCGGACGACACTGCGCTCGAGGCTGCTATTATGACAGCCAGTCGCATGATAGACGATTACACTGGTCGGTTTTTTTACCGAGACGGCACGACCGCAAGTCCAGTTGTTCGCTTCTACACAGCGCAGGACTGGTACTCCTGCAACGTTGATGACTTTGTGTCGCTGACTCAGATCGCGACAGACGACAACTTCGACCAGCTCTACACCACGATCTGGGACGCTGGTGATTACATGATAGAGCCAGTCAACAACCCACGCCGCGGGTGGCCGCTTTCGCGCTTGTTGGCTATCGACTCTTACATTTTCCCATACAACCTGCCGCAATCGGTTAAAGTCACTGGTGTTTGGGGCTGGCCATCAGTTCCAGCCGAGATCTCAATGGCTGCAAAGCTTCAAGCGTCGCGTTTGTTTATTCGCCGCCAGTCACCCTTTGGCATCGCGGGCACACCAGACCTTGGCACAGTTCGCCTTTCATCTCGCCTTGACCCAGACGTCGAGGCTTTGATTCGCCCATTTAGAAAGATGGACGGGCTCGTCGCGTGATCATTTCCGACATACGCGAGGGAATCAAAAAGAACCTCTCGTCCATTGACGGCTTGCGCACTTACGACTTAGTCCCCGATGTCATTGTCCCACCTTGCGTTGTGGTTGGCCAGCTCGATTTTACTTTTGACCTAAATAACGCCCGAGGACTTGACCAAGCCAATCTTGATGTGTTCGTTATTGTTCAGCGCTTTTCGGAGCGAACTGGGCAGGACAAGCTAGACAAATACCTAGCGGGTTCAGGTGACAGCTCAATCAAGGCGGCCATAGAATCTGACCGCACTTTGGGTGGTGCTTGCGACACGTTGCGAGTCACTTCAGCAGAGTCTGGCACTTATCAAACGGGCGACATCGACTACCTGTCCTATCGCTACCGCTTAACCATCTACGGTCAAGGAGACTAATATGCAATACACCATCACCTCTGACACCTTGACGGTGTTGGGCAAGGAAAAGGGCGACCAAGTCGTCGAAAAAGAATTGCTAGAAGCTGGGCTCAACATCGCTGCGCTTGTCAGCGGTGGGCACCTATCAAGCAATAGTCCAGTCAAAACACAAGCAGAAGGAGCCGAATAATGGCCCGTATCGTCTTAACAAACGCGTTTATCACTATCAACGGAGTAAACCTCTCCGACCACATCGCCAGCGCCACAATCTCGACGACTGAAGACGTCATCGAGACGACTGCTTTTGGCACAACAGCACGCACACGCGTCGCTGGCTTATCAGACAACTCAATCGCACTCGAGTTTCACCAGGATTACGCAACGAGTTCAGTCGAAGCAACCATCTACCCACTGCTTGGTGCCGACCCTACTGCAGTCGTAATCAAGCCAAACGGAGCGACCACTTCTGCGACAAACCCGTCGTACAGCTTCAACGCGTTGGTGTCTGAATGGACTCCGCTTAATGGTGCCGTTGGAGAGCTAGCCACTGCCTCGGTTACATGGCCAATCGATGGCGTAGTCACCAAGGCGGTCGTCTAATGGCGCGCATCGTACTCACAAACGTTGCCGTTACGTTTGGCACAACAGACCTCTCGTCCTACGTTACTTCGGTAACTTTGGGCTCAACATTTGACGTGGTCGAGACAACCGCGTTTGGAAACACTGCCCGCACCCGCGTCGCGGGGCTTGCGGACAACAGCGTAGCACTGGAGTTTAACCAGGACTACGCAGGCGGCGCTTTGGAGTCAGTCATTTATCCGACTCTTGGCACTGCAGTTGGAATTACAGTTCGACCAGTTGCTGGCAGTTCGCCTGCCTACAGCTTCAGCGCTTTAGTATCCGAGTGGACTCCGCTAAATGGAGCCGTCGGAGAACTTGCAACCGCCTCGGTCACCTGGCCGATCAGCGGCGTTATTACAAAGAGCTAAACCAACAAGGGGGAAAAATGGACGGCTTATCAATCAAGGTCAAAACCACAGACGGCGTCGAGGCTTCATACAAACTGACACCTCGCGTTATCGTGGCATTCGAGCAGCAGTACGGCAAGGGAATGCCCAAGCTGCTTGGTGAAGAACAGAAAATCGAGCACGTTTTTTGGCTTGCATGGAAATGCATGGGAGCCGCTGGCGTCGTTGTAAAGCCTTGGGGCCCAGACTTTTTAGACACTCTTGCCTCTGCAGAACTTGACGCTGACGATTCTTTCGGGTCCACCGAGACAGCCTAACCTACACAATAGCGGCTATCTCGGTGGAAACTGGCTTATCACCGATCGATTTGCTTGATGCCCCCGAGGGGGTGCTTGAGGCGATAACTGCCTACCTAAAAGAACGGGCGAAAAAGAACAATGGCTGACGAGGTAATCGTTCTTTTTGGTGTCGCAGAGACTTTGTTGGCTTTAAAGGAGTTCGACAAGGACGCAGTAAAGCGTTTTAACAAAGTGATCAACGCCGAGCTGGCTGGTGCAGAACGGGATGCGAAGGCACTTATATCTGCCGCCAGTCAGTACGGCAACAACGGCACGCCAATGAGCGGCTGGAGTCCAAACGACGCCGCTCGCCCTCGACGCTCATCGCGTGGTGGTGCGGGTTGGCCAGGCTGGAACACTGGTGTTGTTCAGCAGGGCATCAGAAAGACCAAGGTGCAAGGCAAAGTGCGAGGCGATTATACGACCTCGGCTGGTGCGTTAATTAACAAATCCGCGGCTGGTGCGATCTTTGAAGTCGCAGGTCGCAAGACCAAGTCTGGTTTTGGTGGCGGTGGCCCAGCGCAGTTTTTGCGCACACTTGGCAACAGATTCGGCACGGCTTCGCGTGTTGTGTGGCGAGTTGTGGACAAAGACAAAGACAAGATTCAAAAGAACGTGGCCAAGGCGCTAGAAGAAGCAAAAGCTGAACTTCAAAAGCATTTAAACGGAAAGCGAGTCTAAAATGGCAGTTGGGGCAATAGTCGCTCGCATCCTGACACAATACTCCGACAAGGGCACAAAGTCCGCGGTTAAAGACATCTCAAAGATGGAAAAGAAGTTCGGGGATTTTGCAAACAAAGCCGCCAAGACCTTTGGTTTGGCCGCGATCGCGGCTGGAGCGTTTGCGGTTAAGGTGGGCTTTGACGCCGTAAAGGCAGCGACTGAAGACCAAAAGAGCCAGGTTTTGCTCGCCAATTCACTACGCAACACAGTCGGCGCAACAGACGCTGCTATTGCGTCCACTGAAGCCTACATCACGGCGCAACAGGCCGCTTTTGGGGTTGCGGACGATAAGCTGCGTCCAGCTCTGGGTCGCCTTGCCGCGGTAACTGGCGACATCACCAAGGCTCAAACCCTGCTCGGCATCTCCATGGACATCTCGGCCGCCAAGGGTGTAGACCTCGACAAAGCTTCTGCGATGGTGGCCAAAGGTTATGGCGGCAACGTCGGAGCATTGAAAAAACTCTTTCCGCAGATCTCAGCCGCCACAGTTAAATCAAAGGATTTCGCTGCAGCCCTGCGCGAAATCGCTGGAGAAACAAAAGGCGCTGCTGCAGCTGCTGCCAACACTTTTGCTGGTCAGATCGAGCGTATCAAGCTCGCATTCGGCGAAGCGTCAGAGTCGCTCGGCTACAAGCTCCTACCACAGGTCCAGGCGTTTGCCGATCTCATTATTAACAAAGCCATTCCTGCAGTGCAGAAGTTTGTAGACGAAAATGGCGACAAAATCGCTGCAGGCTTTAAGTCCTCTATCTCGTTCGGCATCGCTTTTGCCAAAATGATGTATGACATGTTCAGCTTTGTATCCCGCAACATTAAGGTCTTTGCAACTCTTGGTGCAGTTATTATTGCAGCCTTTGTTGGCGCTAAAGTTGCTGGTGCTGTTACGGCACTCATCACTGGCATTAAGGCGATAATCACGGTGATGAAAGCTTTGCGAACTGTGTCGCTCGCGTCTGCTGCCGCCACCGCACTGGCAACTGGCGGCATTTCTGCCGCGGCTGGTGCTGCCGCATTTGGTATTGCGCTGGTTGGTATTGGCATCGCTGCCAACAAGTTCAATCAGGACTCCGACAAAGCAGCCGATTCACTCGGCAAGTTTAAGTTTAACGCTCAAGGCTTCTCTGCAACAGGAAACGATTATACCAAGGGTATTGAAGGAATGACGACTGCCACGGGTGGTCTAACGACCGCACAACAAGCAGCCGCAAAATCCAGTGCCCTACTGCTAAAGCTTCAGGGCAAGTTCGGGCTCAAAGGCCTCAAAGAAACCGACCCAGTCACACTCGAAGCGATTCGCAAGAACCAGATCAAGCAAGCCAAGTTGGGCATTTCAAGCCCGACCATTTCGCTTCTGGCGTCAGCGGGGCACGGCAACATAGCCAGGAACACCACAAGCAACGGGGGCAATATCACAGTGAACGTCGCGGGTTCGGTAGTCTCACAGGGCGACCTGGTTAACGGTATCAAAAACGGCTTGGCCGCTCTAGTGCGCCGTCGTGGCGGCAGTCAGTTTGCGGTGTTGTAATGCCTGCAAACGCCCCAACACTCACAGTTGCATTCGGCATCGGTGGCACCTTTACGAACGTCAGTGCAGATCTGCTGCTTTCAGTTGATATCAGGCGCGGGCGTCAGTACCAAAACGACTTTCTTGAAGCTGGCACCGCTGCTGTAATCTTGAACAACCAGTCTGGGGCGTTTGACCCGAGCAACACGTCAAGCACGTGGTACAACGTTTTGGTCTCTGGTATGCAAGTGCGAATCACTGGCAACAGCACCGTGATGTTCGCTGGGGCTCTCGAGGACAACGCGGTCAATCAGGGCATCTATCCGACTGTCTCGTTGACTTTTGTTGACGGTTTGGCCTCAATCGCCAAAGCAATCGCTCCAGCACTCGCTACCAGCCAGTTCTCAGAGACTGCGGCTCTTCGGGCCGCTAGGGCTCTGGACCTCGCGGACTGGCCAAGTGGTGGTGCCCGTAACCTTACAGGCTCGGTCGTCATGCAAAAAACCAAACAGAACATGAGCTGTCTTGAGATGCTCGAGCAGTGTGCGAATTGCGTGGGTGGCCGCTTCTATGTTAGCCGCACAGGTGTCGCGACGCTAGTCCCGATTGCCGACAAGTTTACTCGCCCAACCCAGCTGCTTTTTAGCGATCAAGGTGACGCCAATAGCGTTGGCTACGACGGCATAATCACCAACCCTGGGACTGACTACGTCTATAACGAGGCCGTCGTGTTTAGGGGACCAAACAAAGCACAAAAATCGGCTCGCTTCTCATCCAGCGTCACAACCTACGGCTTAAAGTCTAAAAAACTCGACGCCCCAATCTTGGGCGAAACAGCCGCCGCCAACTTGGCACTTTATGTCGCCCGCAAAGACGCAGACGCAGTCGTGTTGGCAGAGCAGATCGATTTCACGGCTATCGGCATCGGCGCACTCGCTACCGACATGCTCGAAACTGAACTCAACGACTTGGTACAAGTCAAACGCCTAACTTATGACAACCGCAGCATCACACTCGACTGCGTTGTTGAAGGCTTCGCGCACTCTATAACTTCCGACAACTGGCGCGTCAGCTACTTCACTTCAGTAGTTGACCCTTACACCATCACGATCTAGGGAAGCCGATGCCACTTTGCCCACAAATCTCGATCACGCCGATCACGGTCAACAGCACTGGCATGGCCCAGACTTCGATTGTGCCGATTGTCGCGGCCACGACTGAAGAGACCAACACACTCCAAATCGAGATCGACGCGATTGAGGTCGCAGTCAACGGCAAAAACCACATTTACAGACAAACCACTGCACCAGACGGCTCAGTTTTTCTACTCGTTGAAGGCGACATTTGGTTTGACACCGATGACGGTAACAAGCAATACTACTGGACTGGAGCCGCTTGGGTATCAGTGCAAGATCTTGGAATCGCTGCAGCCGAGGCTGGAGCAGCAGCGGCAACAGCGGCAGCAGCAGCGGCAACAGCAGCAGCAACAGCAGCGCAAACCACCGCAGACGGCAAAAACCGCATTTACAGACAGACAACACAACCGACTGGCGGCACTTACGTAGAAGGCGACCTTTGGTTCGATACTGACGACGACAACAAGTTCTACAGATTCACTAGTGGAGTCTGGAGCGGGTTTACCCTAGGCGACAACGCTTTGGCGTCTTTGTCTGCAAGTAAGATCACAGCTGGGACGATTGACGCTTCGGTTATAACAGTCTCGAACCTCAACGCTGGGAACATTTCCACGGGAAGCCTGGCAGCCGACCGAATCGCCGCCAACACAATCACTGGAGCAAAACTTGCAGTCGGCACGATTGAAGCCGTCAGCATCGCCGCTTCCACCATCACGGGGGCGAAAATCGCCGCTTCCACCATCACCGCAAGCAACATCGCGGTCGGCACAATCACCGCCGACCAAATCGCTGGCGCGACTATTACGGCCGCCGAGATCGCCGCTGGCACAATCACCGCGGCAGAAATCCAAGCGGGCTCGATCACTGTAGACCGATTGACGGCTGGTACACTCACGGCTTTTACTCTGCGGACTTCATCTGGCGCTCGCCGTGTCACGATCTCGGCATCGACCAACTCTATCTCCTTCACAGAATCCAGCACAACCGTTGGCCATATCGGCCCAGCGTCTATTAGTGGAATCGTCATGCATTATGGCTCCACGTTCAATCCTGCTGTGACGACGTACCCCCAAGCATACGTTTCTTCTGGTAATGCTAGTATAGCCTTCAGTTCAACTATCTACGTCGAGGTTAACTCGTTGGGTGTTGTGTTGAACGGCGCCGTGTACACTCTCGACCGATTCTACAATCAAGACCCTTCAACTAGCGCCAACGCCGCCAATACGCGGATGGATTCAGACGGTCGCACAAGACGAAGCACTGCGTCGAGCGCTCGATTTAAAGAGGAAATCGTTGACATCTCATCAACCGCAGACTTGGCGCCCAAAAAGCTGCTCAATATACCCGTTAGGGCGTTCAAGTTTAAGCCCGATTACCTCGACCCAGCCGACAACAGATCTGGCATGATGGTGCCAGGTTTAGTGGCTGAAGAAGTGGCTGAGCATTACCCGATAGCCGCAGACCACAGCAACGGCGAAATCGAGAACTGGAATGAGCGTTTTATCATTCCAGGCATGCTTGCGCTGGTCCAAGATCTGCACGCACGTGTAACAACGCTCGAAGGGGGCGCACAATGAATGAAGGCACCGAACTCAACGTCAATCTGGTAATCGCATCGCTGCGAGAACAGA